GCTGTCTTATAGATAGGAATTGGTGATTGAATATCTCCTTGATAATCTCTCATTGTATATCCCTCAAAACCACAAGGTAATGCATCGATAGGAAACTCTTCAGAGAGCTCCAACATTATGTAACCAGAGTTTAGAGGATACTCACCATCAGACGATCCGATTTTTTTAGCTACGAATGAATTGAGCGCAGGATCCATAGTACAGTTCGTGAATTTTTCAAGAACTACAGGATTAGCATCGGTATCAAAGAAATCTCTGACCATAATGTCAAATGTCGAATTGTTGAACGACATATTCATGATAGAAATTTTGATTTGTGTGTTAGCCGCGTCACCATCAGAAATTGAAACAAACTTGAAAAGGTTATAAACTTTGTTACCTCTCAACTCCGAAACAACCCATGGAGTTCTTGGACTTTGATATTGGAATAGATTATTAGCTATTGAAGTTACATCTCCACCACGCGCTTCAGGAAGAGCTGTAAAGTTTGGATTGATACCTCTTATGTAACCGTTATTATAAGACCAGTTTAACATAGTTTGATAAATCTCCTCAACAAATACAGGAACCTCCAACCTTGATTTCGCAAAGTTAGTCACACTTAGAACCTTAGTTATGTACTCTGAGTCAGAAGAGGAGAAAGAAGTTTCGAAAGAGAAACTATCACCCTCATAAGTTTCACCCGTAATTGCAAAAGTAGCGTATGGATTAGTTGTTAAACCAGAATAAGAATTAGCCAAGTTCAGACCCAAATCCGTCGTACCAGAAACTTGATATCTCGGTCCTGCAGTTGTTGCATTGTATAATGAGATACCACGAGACCTCAAAGTTGCCACAACCAAATTATCGTATTCTGTGTAAGAGGTCCCCGAATAATAATATATTGAACCTGACATTACACCTGAGAAAGTATTCCAATTACCAGTAGTACCTGTTTGAATTGCTGAAACGTAATTGAAGAAAGAATATCCTGAATAGAGTGATGATTGACTCGCGGTCGATCCTGTTTTATCGAATGTTGCGTAATACCACTCATCATTACTTTCAGCTGAGAAAGTAATATCAGAATTGTTGAAACTACTAACACCAAGAACGTTTGTCAAAGTCGCAGCTGTAATTGTTGCTAAATCGTCGGTATCAATAGCGCCGTAAACCGAAACCTCACTCGTAGCACCTGTAATTTCAAAGGTAGTTCCTGACGATTCCGCAATACTCAAAATTTGGGTATTGATATCATCTCTGAATGATGATGTCGATCCGTCGAATTGAGTATAGACTGTATCTAAATTATTCCAAAGTATACTTGGCATTGTTAATTGTGTCAAAGTTATTGTTCCACCCGTATTACCAGAAAAGTTAAAATTGAAATCTACTGAAGACCCAGATCTTGCTATCGTTGTAGGGTTAACATTAGCAATTGTAGTGAAAGACCAAGACGGACCCGCATCATAACCAGACAAACCGAGAACTCTAGTTACAAATAATTGGTTCGATTGTTGAAGATATTGCTTAGCGATGTAAGCCGCTTCATATTTAGGTATCTGTGTGTTTGTGAATTTTTCGGGTGAGGTTGGACCGAACAATGCTGTGAATTCATCATAGCTTGTGATGAAAATCGGTTCGAAGGCAGGACCTGTTAAGGTCTCTCCAACGATGCCCAAAGTGGTCACACCAACACTCTGAGCTACGAATGATAGATCAGTTTCACTTGTGTAAACACCAGGGGAAACGAATACTTTTTGATTTGTTGCCATTATTAAAAAGTTCTAATTGAATTTATTTTATGATAAATATTAAATCAAAGACAAAAAACTTTACTTTTGAATATCTATTTCTATAAGTGGGATAATAAATTCTGCCTTTTTTCTCCCTATGAAAACTCACTCAAAATCAAAGAAAGAGATAAAGAACATCAAGATTTCGCCCGAAGCACATAATAAGTTGAAAAACTATTGTGATAAAAGGGGAATCAAAATTTATAAGTTTTTAGAAAATCTAATATTTGAGAAGTGTAAAGAAAAAACCGATTTGTACGGGGAAGATTAAAGTAAGTTAGCAATGAATAACATTGAGCTATCTTTTGTGTTGTCCGATGGTGTAATTTCAAATCTAACAAGATCACCCGAACTTACCTGAATAGTCGGTAAGTTAGCACCCAAATAATATTCATTTAGGAACACATCATAACTGTCAACATTAACTTGGCTATTGAAATTGAAATTTGCAACGTATTTGTAAGTCTCGGTATAAGCTGTCGTACCCGCAGAAAAGTTGAATGTCAAAGGAAATTCGGTTGCGTTTTCGGGATATATTTTTTTTCTCCTACGCCTCTTAGTGTTGTCGGTTTCCAACAATTGAACGGTTCTTGAAATTGCAGGCTTGACCTCAAATTCTTCCTCATCAATGAGGAACCCCATCATTAAGAAATCATAACTTTGTACATAATATTTCCTTTTGTCCAGATCTAAAACAGAATTATCACCAACATTTGTTAAGATAATCGGAACATAATGTCCTTTAATAAAGGTATAGGCTTGTCTCGATGCAAAAGTTTGCATCACAATTTTATTCAACTGATTCAACTCTCTCATTCTATTACAGAAAAACTTCAAGCTGTATGTAATATCAACAGGTACCGGCTGTGGTATTGTGTAGATATCAATTCCTTTTCTCTGACCATCCCAAGTTGGTACAGTCGCAAAGTAGTATTGTCTTCTGTTCGGTATGTTGTAAATGAGGGCAGGATTAGACCCATATTTAACTTCAGGGTTTCTGACTAAAGATATAAATGGAACTTGAACGTTTTTATCCAAGTCCGAAAAATTCCAACTTTCTGTGAACTGAGACCAGTTTTGTGTTGTTATTATGATGTCAATTACAGGAACCACCTTACCAGACGTAACAGTTTGCAAATCATTTTTTACAAAATCCAACATCCCACGATCCAAATCTGCATGGAGAACCGACTTAGGTAAAAAAGTTCCATCTCTTGTGATGTAATCCAAAAGTTGTTCTCTTCTAGCCAATAATTCCTTTTGGGGCTTCAGCTGTAATTTTTTCTTTATTTGTTTTGGGAACGCCATACTAACTTAATAGAAATATCTTAATCGGACCATTTATCATCTCAACATCTTTAGCATTTTGTACAGGCACTGAGGTATTTTTGATTACGAACGTGTCATGTTTGTATGGATTATAAGTTACAGGAATACCATCAGAATCTTCAGGTATATCGAGACATGGATGTTCACACAAATCCAAAAGAGTACCAATCACAAAAGCATGAACGTTTTTAACTTGTTCTTTTCTGACCCTTTCTAAGCCACCTTTCCTAACCCTAAACTCAACGTCCGACAACCTAACATAATCTGCATGAGCAACAACCAATCCACCCCTCTGAATCGAAAAAGTATGTTTGTTTAAATTATAATATACCATAACCCTTCCACCCAAGAGGTTCAACTTCAAAAGTTTTTTTTGTGATTCAGAAATTTGATAAATCATATACCTCTAAATTCATTGTCCGTTACATACGTGGCAAGGATTGTTCTATAAAACGGCTTATAACCTCCGTATGTGTGTTTGTTATCTGAGTTTACCCTCCCATCATCTACAACACTATAATACCTTACTCTCTGCTCTGTTTCGTAATAACCAATATAATCACCAAAATCTATATTAATCTGAAGATCATCTAATGTTTGTTGATAAACAGAAACCTGTAAATTACCAGGTTCTGATTGATTGATTCTTGAAGCACCGATCAATTGATTCGTTGGTGTGAGAATCTTCACCAGTCCTTTAAACTCAACAGGTGGTAAAAATTGTATTCCATCCTCAAGAGCCTCGCCATAAACGTCATCAGACTTTGTTTTGGTTTTATCAACCTTGTATAATACCAAAGTGAAATTCATATCTCCTTCCAACCACTCTTCACCCATTCCGATATCCAACGCAAAATCTTCACCCCCGAAAAACTTACCTAATCGTGTTATTGGTACCTGTTTGTCCATATGTTGATAAATACATCGTAAACAATTATATTTGACACAAAGTGTACTTAGCAACGTGATGCTAACATCTAGAAAAATCTATATTGACAAAAGTCCAATGGACATGGTGAAAGATATCAAGGTAAAAAAAGATGAGTGAGATTACTATTGAATCCAAGGCGTTATCTATATTGGAAACTTACGAAGGATCCAATAACTATATCCAAGAATTGAAACGCAAATTTATTCTGAACAAAAAATTTTATCCCACAAGGAGTCAGTCGGAATATATTATCGGTAACCACGACAAACAACCTAAAGTTGCAAAAAAATGGGCGGTTCTTGACTCTTATTTTGCCCAAAAATTGGCTAACGACAAACTTTATACTCAAATACCTGAAAAGGTTTGGGTTGAGAAATTATTAACAGAAAGGGATAAGGCTTACCATATTTGGGGTAGAGTTTTTGAAACTGAACAACTACACGATTTCTGGTTACCGAAAGCCGCTCTAATAAAAGATCATACAGTTAAAAATGTAAACATAGATTATGAAAAATATTCAAACAGACCACCTCTTAATCATCAAAAAGAAGCTATACAAAAGTTGGTTGAAAACAAACGTTATGTTTTGGCGGATGATATGGGTCTTGGCAAGACTACGTCTACCATTATAGCTGCACTTGAATCCAACGCAAAAAAAGTTCTTATAATTTGTCCAGCTTCACTCAAAATTAATTGGCAGAGGGAAATAGAAAATTATACAAAAAAACAGGTATACATTGCGGAGGGTAAAAACTTTAGTGAAGAACACGATTTTGTAATCATAAATTATGATATCATAAAAAATTTCCATGATCCAAAAAAGAAAGATGATTCACAAATTCTTAGAGCCGGTTTTGATTTGGTGGTTATTGACGAAGCACACTATATTAAAAATCCTCAAGCACAACGAACAAAGTTAATCAATGACTTCGTAAAAAAAGTAGATCGCCTTTGGTTATTGACTGGTACTCCAATGACTTCGAGACCCATAGATTATTATAATCTCTTGAATTTAGTTGACTCACCCGTTGCCAAAAATTGGATGGCATTTGTTATCCGATATTGTGAAGGGTATCAGTTCAAAGTTGGTGCTAGAAAAGTTTGGAACGTAATGGGTGCGTCCAACCTCGAGGAACTAAGAGACAGGACCTCAAACTTAGTTTTAAGAAGATTGAAAGAAGACGTGTTAGATTTACCCGAAAAAATTATTACGCCTGTATACCTCAGGTTAAAGTCAAAAAAATATGAAGAGGTTATGGGTGATTATTATAATTGGTATGAAAAAAACACCGATGAGAGCAAATCATTAACAGTTCAATTTACCAAACTAACCGTGGTACGTCAAGTAATTGCAGATGAGAAAACATTACATACAATTGAACTAGCCGAGAACATAATCGAGCAAGGAAAAAAAGTTATCATATTTTGTAACTTTACACACTCTTTAGAAAAAATAATCGAACATTTTGGAAAAACCGCAGTAAGACTTGACGGATCGATGTCAAAACCTGACAGACAATTAAGCGTAGATAAATTTCAGGAAGATCCAAAAGTTATGGTATTCGTTGGTAATATAAAAGCCGCTGGTGTTGGTATAACCCTTACAGCAGCTGAGGCTGTGATAATGAATGATCTTTCATTCCTACCATCGGACCACTCGCAATCTGAAGATAGAGCTTACCGATACGGCCAAAAAAACAACGTCTTAGTATATTACCCTATTTTTGAAAACACAATTGAGGGGATAATTTACGATATCCTAAACAAGAAGAAACAAATAATTGCAACTGTTATGGGAGACGTGAAAAACGAAGTAGATATTGTTGAAGAAATCATGCAACAAATTAACTCACAAAAACATTAGGAACTTTCGGGTTATTTATAGAATAATCCAATGATATGAACGATTTAGAAAAAAAGATTGAACAACTTGAAAATGAAATATTGGAAAGCCACATTACCGAAGAAACAAAGTTGTTAATTACAGAAATGAAAAAAATTGGAATAGAAAAATTACCCTATTCCTACTCAGCCTTGAAACCTTTCATCGACGCAGAAACGATGAACTTTCATTATAACAAACATTATAAGGGCTACGTGGATAAACTCAACGACGCATTATCCAAGAAAAAGTTTGGGGATCTCGATCTTGAAAAGATTATCAAATCAATATCAAGATACGACAAAACCATACGTAACAATGCTGGTGGAGCCTTCAATCACGCATTATTTTGGAACATGCTTTCTCCAAAACCAATGAAACTAACAGGTCCATTGGAACAAAAACTAATCAAACAATTTATGTCCTTTAATAACTTCAAAAAGGAATTCGAAACTGTCGCCAAGGAAAGATTTGGATCAGGTTGGGTGTGGTTAGTTTTGACGAGTCAAAACAAGTTGAAGGTCATGTCCACACCAAATCAAGACAACCCTCTGATGAACATAATTGAAGGTGGTGGATTTCCCTTATTAGGTTTGGATCTTTGGGAACACGCATATTATTTGAAATACAAAAATAAAAGAGATGAATACATTTCTAATTTTTGGAAAGTTGTAAACTGGGATTTTGTTTCCAAGATGTATGATATGAAAGTTGAAACAAAACTTATAGAATCAACGAAACTGAAACAAATAATCTCTGAGGGAAAATCTGAAAAATGTAGTCAAGAACAGATTGAAGGTATAAGAGTAATGTTTAACGTAAACAATAAGGTTGAGAAGATATACAGGAAGTCGATTGAGGATATGTTGAAAGAAGTTTTTGCTGACAAATGGGCAGAGAAAGATTCCGAAGGTAACATGTCAGGAATTTATGGATTAGAATCACCAGGCAGATCGGTCATAAATAAGTTGAATACAAATTACACCGCATTTTGTATCATGGTGAATGATGTTAACAAACTAATCCTTTCCGTGGGGAAAAAGCCAATTGTCTTTATTGGTAAAGGTCCTGCTGAACAAATCAAAGAAGCGGAAAGATTTACCAAAGCGATGAAATATTTCAAGTTCAATCTTTTTGACACTGAAAGCCCTACATTCCAAAATATATTGAAGGCTCTATCTGAAACAGACGCAGCTGGAAACAAACGAGAAGATTATGTAATTAGTGTTTTGAAAAGACACATGGACAGCTCATCAAATTTTGAAAAAATTGGAGAGCTTGGTAATGAAGAAGATATGAAAGGGGTTGATGTAAAAATTACTCAAGACGGAAAAACTTTGACGGGTCAAATTAAACCCTTCAAAGAAAGAATAGATAAAGATAAGACCATTACATTGAAGGGAACAGGTAAAGTGAAAACATATAAAACCGATTGGATGATATTTCAAAAAGGTAGGAATGTTTTAGTTTTTGACAAAAAACCTAATATAATATCAGGAAATTTTGTATTCCCGAAGGAATCACTTCTCTTAGATATAAAATAGATTCATCAAACTATTTATAGTATTATGTCAGTAATTGCAGAACCAGATAGATCCAAGATTTACACCCGTGTAAAACATCTACTCGGAGCACCCTTACGTTCCGTAGAATTGGAAGATGAAATGATGGATTCGTTGATGGAATTATCAATTCAGGACTATGGGCAATATACTCTGAATTGGTTAATAGAATCTCAATGGACAAACTTGGTCAATCTAAATATGGATGAGAGGTCCGTTGCCGCGGCTTTGATTACAAGGACAATGGACTTTGAAAATCAATTCACATACGCATACTCAAAAATCGTTGGATTACAAACCTCTGGTCCATATGTTCTCAAAAAAGATTACATAACGTTGTCTGCGAACACTCAACTTTATGAGATACCTGCAGGTAGAGAAGTTAATGAGGTACTTTGGTTCACACCCGCAGAACTATCAAACATATTGTTCGACCCATGGTCAATGGGTTTCATTGGTGGTCCAGGTCTTGGTGGTCCTGCAGGGTATTCACAAATGGGATATAGTGGATCTTATTTTATGATGCCAGCCTTTGATATGCTATTGAGACTTCAAGAGATCAATATTCAAAGCCGTATACTCGGTGGCGAATTGACTTATAGAATCACAGGTCTTCCTGATGGGAAAAAATTATTACAACTCTATAATGTACCTGGAGGAAGATTTGATTGGGGTACTTTTGGTTTTAACCAATATAGAGTATGGTATTGGTACTATGATGTAGGACCTGAAGACAGAGCAAAGTGTCTAAAAGCAAATCCCGATATAATTAAACTACCCTCTGACGTTCCTTTAGAATCCCTTGAATGGGTTGACCTGAACGTACCAGCACAACAATGGGTAAGAAGATGGTTTACCGCTTATTGTAAAGAAACTCTTGCAAGAGTAAGGGGGAAATACAGTGGAAATTTGAAAACACCAGATTCTGAAATTACCATGGATTATACGAGTTTACTAACCGAAGCCAAAGACGAAAAATCTAAATTGATGGAAGAATTGACAGGTGCTGAAGGTTGGTTAACAAGACTAAGACCAGAAAAAGTTATGGAAAGGGAAGCACTAATTGCGGAAAATCTGAACAAACAAATGAAATTCAGGGCGATGCCAAGACAAATATACGTCATCTAATGTCAATTATAAAAACAATACCATCTCAAAGATTGATTAATGGAAAAGTTATTGAAACATCCGAAGTTTCAATTGTAAACAACGAAGAAGTCTACGTTACAGCTGGTGAAGATTGCATCATAGTAAGAGGAAACAAATCCACAACGGTGAAATTACAAAGTAGAACAACTGACCACGTAGTAATAAAAGCCATGACTCATTTAATAATTCTACCTGATCTCGGTAAAATAGATGAGGAATTCGATGAGATTACTTGTGATCGTGGAGCTTGTATTGAGTTCCGATTTTGTAACAACAATTGGTATATTCTTTCATCAGACGGACTCAAGCAATCTTAGTTTGCTTTCCCAGTCACTCTCGGCCAATTCATACATATAGTATGGATTCAACCCTCTCTTTTCCCAATAAGACATTTCAGCTTCAGTTATTTCTAAAACATCTTCTTGGAGTTTGTCCTGATCAGATTCTTCAAACGGAAGACCATTTATTAATTCACACTGAGCCGTTGTAAAAACACCCCTATCTGCCGGATCTGTTACAATTAAACTTTCTCTTACATCCTGTTTGAAACATACAAGTAGGGGCTCAATCCTTTTATTAAAGGTTACGACCGCTCTCGGTACATTATAATCTCCTGTCATGTTGGGGTTTGTCTCCAAGATATTTGCATCCAACATGTAACAATTCACTTGAACACCATCAACAATTTCAACCGCATTAGGATTTTCTAACTTTATTAATTGATTGGTATCTTTTATTTGTTTAGTCGTGAGTTTTTGAACATCTCCCTGTGAAGCTTTCTTACCGTTGTTCACATACATAATAACATCACCCAAGTTGACGCTCAAATTGTTTTGAATGGCAAGTTCCATGTGTGCCATCCGACTCATACTATTACCCGCCTTTGTTTTTTGTGTTAATCTTTTCTTATATTCGTCGAGAGTCAGTTTTACCTTAGCTCTTTGAGCGATTTTAGATAAGGGAATTTTTTGATCAAATATCTTTTGTAGATACTCATAATAATATTCGATAAACTCTTTTCCATTACCGTTCAGTATTAACTTGATTCCTTTATCCAAAAATTCTTCAATATACAATGGAAGTTTTTTTGATTTGATAGAATTGCCAGTCAATTTTATCTTACCTTTTGCGTCCATCACCGCGTAATTTTTTCTGGCAAGATTTATACATGAAGGCCAAACGCCATCCGTATCTAAAGCCATTTCCCCCCTCATAAAAATATCGTTATATTCGGCAACATCAGCTTCAGGTCCGGTGTATTCTTTTCCTATCTTAACCTTCCAATTCAATCCTCGACCGATGTATCTATGAGAGTCGAGGTCATCAGGGCTTGAAAAGTTCACACCATCCGTATCCATTACAAGTGGTGTATAACCTTTACTCATGAAAAACTTAATCATCTGACGAAGATACTGACGACCTGTACAAGTAATCTGTTCTCCCATATACATGTCACCCCACGCAAAAACTTGCGGGGCTGATAATGCACCGAACATTGAGTTGATGAATATTTTAATTGGTAATTGTTTGTTGGAATAGGAAGCCGACAACTGAGGGTCTATTGTGTAATATTCCTCTGCAAGTTGTTTGTATTTTATACGGGTGTCTCGGAAATACTTTAACATACCTTTCATGGCATTGGTAACATCACAATCAGGAAAAACATCGTG